GCATAGAAGCCACTGATAGCAGGTAAGAATACAGCGTAATCTTTTTGTTTAGCGGTTAAGTTATCTTGATTATCCACGGAAAAATTGTACCCGATTAATTAATTTGTAGTCTTTTTCGTAGTGTTGTTTAACACGTTCGAGGTATTTAGGATTGTCTAACAACGGCGCAAATATTTTTTTAAACTCACTACGTTTATTATCCCCGTCCTGGCGATTTTCTGTTGTGTGTTGATATTCAAAATTTGCATACGGGTTAGGTATACCTTGATTTTTTAAAAATTGTGAAAAGTACAATCTATAATCTTTGTCACACCAGAAGAATGTACACTTCCTGGGATCCAGTCCTTCTATAAAGTATACTTGTTTTTCCGTGTGGTCGTCAAATGTTATGGTATCCATCAACAGATCGATGAATGCTTGATTGATCTGAGCGACATCAATGTTACGATGATACAATGTAAAATATTCGCAAATTCCACTAAGCCATCTTTCTACTGGATCACGCAATACAATTAATGCATGTTTGTGATACATGTGGTCAAAGTGATAGTTATAAAATTCCCATTTTTGATCCAACAAATTTGGTTTAGTCCACGAACTGGCATTTTTAGGAATGTTAACATACATCAAGTCACTGTCTCTGCAAGACATGCAAGTACCAAACAGATGTCCTTTTGGATGCCAGTGTTCGTAGAAGCTCATAATAACTTTTTTAATTTACTATTCAATCATTGATTACTTAGTTTGTGCAGGAATAATATAACTGTATTCTGCAAGACCACTATCAACTGTGATCATTGCGGCACCTTCATCACTGAACTTGAACGTCTTATCACCGGGTAAGTTTAGAATAGCAATTACTGCCGCAATGGGCCAAGACCATGCTTTGCTTAGTGTACCAGTTACACCTTGTTCAAATGTAAAGTCACCTGCGTGACTTGCAGCATCACCAAAGAAGAACTTTAATACACCGTTGTCTGTTTTGGCAACAAACGTGGTCTCTTCACTGTTGGCACTTGCCTGGAACTTCAAACGTTGAATACTGGCATTAGTAGGAACAATGTCTACGTTCCACTTGACACCTTTAAACTTAACTGCTTTGAGCTTGTCGTTGACAACTTCAGCAGTCATGAAACGGTAATCGTTTTTAAAGTCGCCGGCTTTGTTTTCAAAGTGAACACCAACTGGATGGTCAACGCCGTCGCGGTTTTGTCTATTGATACTTAGCTGTGCATCTTCTCTATATTCTGGAATATTAAGAATAGTGTTTAGCTTGCCTAAATTTGGCATGCCAAATGTGCCAACAAATTCTGCAACTGGTTGCTTGAACTTTGCTTCAACAATAACCGAACGGTCTTCTGCTAGTGCGTTAATTACAGTATCATTTCCGGTACCTGTAATTTTAACCAAGTCAATGATGCCCAGTCCATGTGTGTGTTGTACGATGTCTTGTAAATAGTCTTTCATAGTTTCTCCAATAATATGTAATTGTATATGATGTATTTAGATTTGTCAACGAGGTTACGTAAAATCTCTTGCCCTAATTTCGCCTAAAACTTGGTGCGCCTTAATACTGTGTAATGTCCCGGGTTTTCTAATCTCGAGCCAACTGGTAATGGCTTCAAAGTCATACTCGTGAGCAATTTCAAAACCTAAACTTTGACATAGTGGTACCAAAATACTTTTTGGCATGTATGTCTGTGAAAAACTTTCGGCAATACCTGCACCAGCTGGTGTATCACCATCGTTGAAACTAAACATAAACACACCCCCGGGACGTAATACGGAGTATGCTTGTTTTAAAAATTGATGCATAGTATCTAAGCTAACAAAGTTAAAATGTGCCCAACTAAAAATAAAAGAAAATTGTCCCTGCGGCAACATTGATAGATCATGATCAATCATTTTATACTTACGTAGCCTATTTTGATATGCGTCAGTGAACCGGCTAGAAGTACTTTCTAAAAATTCTTGGTAAGCATCTAAAATATACAACGGGTCCGACGCAACCAAATATTGTGTCCATTCTCCATCTCTGCAACCAATTTCTAACGCAGGATACCTCCAACTTGTATGTAACAATATTCTCTGTTTTATAATAGTTTCAATCTCATTGTTAATGTTGATACGTCTAATATTTCTAATTTGCTCAACCGTACCTATCCACTCCTCAATTTGGTAATTGCCTGCAAAAAGTTTATGAGTCAGGTCTGTAATTTTTTGATCTATTAATCTTAAATGATCATCAAACCCAGGAATTGGTTGATAGGTTGACGATATTAACTCATCATAGTGTTTAACTAAAACATCAATGTATTTGGAATGTTCGTAGTCTAACACAGAAACATGCAATTTGATATTTGCAAGTTCCTCACGTAATTTAACTAGTTGTTGCACAATTGGATCAACATCCATCGAATCCAATAAAGACCTTTTTAATTTAACGAGATCGTGCAGAGCCATTTGTTATTCCCAAGAAAATAAAGAGTCAAATGTTGATTTAATGTCTGTGCTTTCTGCAATCTTCCATTCTAGTACACCTAGCAAATTTTCTACCTTTTGGTCAACAATAGTAGATTCCATTAAGTCTTGGTCAAACGGCAGATCTTTAAACCACTGCGGGATATGTGTTTCGTCTGTGGGATAGCCAACTGACGTATAACCTAGTGGGTTGTCTTTGAGCTTACACACAATGGTTTTCATGCCGTCTACAATGCTGGTGGAGTAGTTATCACCGTACATACGTTTTAGACTGTTCCAGTTCATTGCAGCTCTAACGTGACCGGGCATGTTTGCTTTGCCAAGCCTTGCTTCTTCTGCACTATACTTGGTCAAGTTGTTTACACGCTTAGGTGTACCCTTCTCCCAAGCAGGACGTTCGGCAAACTCTAGTTTAAATTCTCTAACACGATCAATGACACGTTGTCTAACATCACCTGTGCCTGTTAGAACTTCTAACAAAATCTCACTAAGGAAGTCTTGCACTACTTTGGGAGTATCCGACCGCTTTAAGTCCAAGCCCATGGCTTTAACTTTACCATGCTTGCCCATTACATCGAGCCTATGGCCTTCCATGTCATAGATTAATACCGCATAACGTTTCTTTTTAATAAACAAACCTTTGCTAGCCACTAACTCACGCCCGCCCATGATAATACTACCCATTTCTCTGGGGCAATGGCAAGCACGTTCCATAAAGCCCGGGAAGCTGTCATTGACTGATTCAGCAATGGTATCGTAGAGTTGAACACAGATATCTTTGTTCCACTCCATGCGTCCTGCTGCTACTTCTTCTTTGAGCGCCGGCCACGCACTAAAGTATACCGAGTCTGTGTCGCCGTAGATAATACTTGAGCCAACGTGATCGTAAGAGCCTGTAATTGCTTCATTGACCGTGGAGTCCATGTGCTTGGCGATGATGCGGCCAGTAAGCGTTGTGCTCTGCCCAATACGCTGATCAAAGAACCTGCAGCCCGGGTTGAGGATAGCCCCATATAAGGAGTTGAGGTTAATCTTCTTGACAAGTTGCCGTTTATCCCAGAAGGCAGTTTCTTCCTTGCCTTCTGCGGTTTTCTTTTTAGCTTGGAGTTCTTTTCGTTCTGCATACCACCTTTCTAACAATCCAGGGATGATACCTTTCATGTCATATTTAAAAATTGTACCATTTGCACTAAGAGTCCAGGGTTGGCGACTATCAAAAATCATACGCCAGATATCTGCGGCGCTATGTACGGTACTTCCACCTTCACCTTCCCAGTCTACAGTAATTTCTGTACCCGGCTCCATATTCATAACAGCTTGATACTCCAAGCTACCAAACATATTTTCCCATGCATCAGCAAAACTTGCCCCATTGGCAATCTTTTCCTTGATGTAATGGTCTGTCATAGTTTGTCGGAGTTGTCCAACAATGGTTTCTGGCCCCATGTTAAGGGCTCGAATAGCCGAGGGATAGAGCGAGTTAATGTCAATAGCCCCGATGTATTCGTGGACCCCTTTTTTGGGATAAGCAACATAGGCACCTGCGGCTTGCGTTTCTCCGTGATCATCTCGACCCTTTCTATTTGGAACAATCATACCTCTTGCGTGAGCTTCGTTAATGATAGCTTGCTCAGTTACAGCAACCGCACCCATTGTGGTCTGCAACAACACGGTGTTGTCGTGTGCAAGTTCGTTGGCAAGATCTAGGAAACGTAGTTTCTTATCCAGCTTTGCCAACAACATGGTATCTTGTCTGTTATAGTCAATGAACTTTTGAAAATCTTTGTTGTATAATTGATCTAAGGTGCCTTCATAGGCAACCTTACGTTCTTCAAGTTCATATTCGCCAATGGCGTCTAAGCTATAACTATGTCGTTCCTCGTAGGTGTACTTGCGGTATAGTTGCATGTAGTCCAAATGCACACGTCCAATTAAGTCAAAGGTCAAATTTTCAGCACCAAACCGTTCAAACACACGTTGTTTAGGTAATTGATTCCACAAGCATAGTCTACGGGTGTCATCTTTGCTTAACACCTTAGTGATACGCATTGTGGTATAGGGAATATCAAAACCCTCTGAGTTCCATCCGCTCAGAATATCTGCATCATCAATTAAATCAAGGAATGTGTTTAGCATATCCTCTTCTCTTTCAAACAAGAAACAGTTATCAAATTTGTCACAGATTTCCTGTGCAGTTTCCCATGAATAAGTTTTAGGCGGAACCACAAGAGTGATCATTTTATCCAACCAGTCTAAATACACCGATATGGCTGTTATTGGGTTGAATGGATCTTCAGGTTTACTGTAACCACGCTCAGGGTCAAAGTCTACCTCAATGTCGAAAAAAGCAGTCTGTAACTTGGGTGATGTTGCACCCAAGTAATTAGTTTCGAGACAACGGAAAATGGGATTGATATCACTTTCCCATAGACGCTTGCCTGAATTTACACGAATTTCTTTTTGATATTCTTTGCTGTTACGAGTACTAAACCTGCTAACGGGAGTATCGTAGATGGTACGGAATTTGCCGCGGGGGTCGTCGTAGTAAAAGATATAATCCGCAGGATATTCTCGATAAACACGATCTCCATCAACACGTTCAACAACGTGGATTTTATCTTTGGCTCTGTCAAATAGAGCGTCAACGTAACTCAATATAATTCTCCTTGTATAGTTTAAAGCCTATACCAACTCTACATGCCGCTTAATGTCCGGCGAGACAATATTATTTATTGTACAATCATCCTGGCTAATGCAATACTGTCAATTGATACCAACAGTAAGTAATTGGCCAACATACCAAAACTTTGTCTAGTCCATGCACTCCATCCAAAAATAGCACATTGTAAAATAAACAATGGGTACAGTATTAAAAACGGAGGAGTTGGCACGGTTAGCATCATAGTAAATGCACATCCAATACTAAGTGCCCACGCAAATATTTCAAGGAAGCAGCGTAAAGGATTACTCTGCCAATCTTCCCTGATCCATGTTGCTGTGTTCTGAAAAAATTCTTTCAAAGAGTCTTGCCCACAGTTTCAAGAATGGTATTCAACTCATCGTGGTCACGATTGGTTTCGCCGAGCTTGGCTTTGTGTGCAATTTTAATTGCTTTCTTCAACGTGCCCGGCTTAATTTCGAGTTCTTCTGCAATGGCCTTTACTGTTTCATTAAGTCCTTCGTTGAGTGTATCAACTTCATTGAGTACTTGCATACCTTCGTTGATCAATTGTGTGAGTTTAATTTTGGCTTCGCCGTTAAAGCTACGATTGTAATCGCTCATGGAATCTCCTAGTTGAAAAGTTATTATACACTAATTTATGCAAAACACAATAGTTTCGAAAAATTAAGTTAGTACATGAATCTGCAATAATTGTCTAGTTTTATGTTGTGGATGTTTAACCCAATTTGACGAGCAATGTAATTGAGTTGCATCAAATAAGCAAGCCGATCCTTTTTTATATTCAAATATCCCATCTAGCTCTAAATAATCACACATATAAGAGTTATTATTTTTATCAATTGTATGTTCTAAATCTTCAACTTTACTAATATCAGATTTCTTTTTCTTATAAGGTCTGAGCTTGCCCCATTGTTGTACAAATTCGTGAAGTTTATTATTGTCCCATGCAGTTTCTTTCCATACAATTGCTTTGAATTCTGGTACCGAATCCAATGCTATAATATAAGTATATCTTTTACTGTCGGTATCACTGCCATAATCATCTATGTGTATATTATGTGGCACACGTTGTTCCTGCAATGCAAACCAGGAACCTATACAATTAGGAAACTCTTCTTTTACTAATTTAAGTATATTATTGTAAATGTCATCACATTCTTTGTTGAGTGTCTGGTCTGAAATAGTCAGTCTGCGATCAATATACCCATCATCAGTTTCCCAATTGACATAACTTTTATCTTTGTATTGATTCCATATGTCTTTTAGTGTCTGTACCTGACCATCATTTAAAAAATTATCAATTATTTTCATAGTATATTATTTAATGTTAAATTGTGGCCACAGCTCTAAAAAATTAAATTGGTTATTAAGATATTGGGATTCTTGTTGTTGATGAAAATTAATACATCTTTGAACTATTCCCGGAACATCAGTAATACTGTTACGCAGTTTATTTTTTATAGTTTGTAATGTACTATTTGAAACATGGTTATTTGGAAATAGCTCTGCACACAGATCAATTTCTTTAATTGCAAGTTGTTTGTATTCTAAAGGGTAATTAAACATATTTAATACATACGGAGTAGTTAATTCTTGTTGAACCCAATCCAATTTGATATGTTCAAATTGATCAACAAATTCAAACAGTTCTAATAGATTCAATGCACTATATACATGATATAACGAATGAATGTTTATACTACTGTTGGTACCTTTTGAGTCTTGTTCAAGTTTGTGCAAGTTATTAACTTGCAACTCCCATGATGCACCACGTCTAACAAACTCAAACCTTTGTCCAATGTTTTCCATACTTACATTCCATGACACCCAATCTTTTTTTAATAACTGTTGGTATACAGGATTTGAGTCTAACTCTACATTTAAATTAGTAATAACTTCAATTCTAATATGTGGCGGAAGAACTTTCAAGAATTCTACATTTTCTTTAAGTAACAACGGTTCGCCCCCGGCTAAATTAACTCTAATAATGGTGTCTTTATTCTGATTAATAAACGATATTAAATCATCTACTTTGTTCTTAAAGGTGCGAGAACTTTGTATAGGAATAATTCTATTAGATTTTAATTTTTGCCAGGTGCTACTATTAGTTTCATCACAATACGTGCAACTAAGCTGGCAAGTTGTGCCCCATCTGACGTCAACGGATTTTAGCTCAAACTTATTAACATCATCAACTTTAGTGTTTGCAAAAAATTCATCATACCATCCTTTTTCGTAGCAATTATTACAAAAGGGATGATCTACATTATCTATTAGCGATTGCTTTAATGTTTTTAATTTATTGTTTGTACCGTCGGTGTAAGTCCATGCATCGTCACGTATATTGCCAAATTCTCCTTTACCGCCACAGCAAGGTTTAAAGTCTCCGCGGAGACTTATATGTAAATTAGACCATGGAGCAGCACACGTATTATTCATTTGAAATTAATGCTCACTTTGGTAGTGTTCGGGCACGACTCCTACTAACTACAGCCCAGCAGCCGGGCACACCGCCGTTACGAATAACGGGTCCTAAGGGTGTTTTAGTTGTTTCCTTCTTCTTGCTTCTTTTTATTTCTTACGTCCACTTTTCATATTGGCACACCAATGTGCCATACGTTGTTTCTCTCCGGAACTTTTTGCAGCAATGCTACGCAACTTTGTAACTGACTGCTTACAGTTAACACCTGATCGTTTGGCAAGTCCTTTGCGCCCGGGTTTCTTGCCATCTGCAAAGTTTTCTTTAAGAAATGTGTCTGCAAACTTTTTACATAGTTCTTGTAACTTTGTATTCTTTGTTGCCACAGCGGGATCTATATCTTGGGTAGGATCTTTGTAGCCACAGTAGACCATTTTAATACCGTGTTCTTTTAATCGCTGTTCACAGCTCATGCCGTAACGATCAACCATTGGGCGATTACAAGGACTTAGTGTAGTAATACACATACTACCTGCGGGTATATTACCGTAGTCATTGATGTAGGCATCAATGGCAGCATGTTCTGCATGTACACGGGTATCTGTTGCATCATCAAAGAAATTTACTCTGCTAACTTCACGGCCTTGCGGGTCAAGTATACACGCACTAACACAACCGTAGTAGTCTTGGTCAACATCTTTTCCGGCTAAAATTAAGCCGCACAGGTTAACAAGTATTTCGTCTAGTTGTTCTCTTGTGACTTTCATTGCTCTAGGAATTCGGGATTTTGTTTAGCAAAGTCGCGCATGATAACACCAGCTTCGCTATTGGCTTCGTTTTCTTCTTCACTGCCTGTGGCACCACCGTCCATGCTTAGACGATCTTCTTGGTGTTGTTTGTAGTGTGTTAGTTCGTGTGCCAGTGTGCGTAGTACATCAATGGGATGACGACTGCCTGTGACCAATGTAATGGTGTTATTAACTGAATCGTAGGTGCCGAAACTTGTTGTTTTAGGCTGGTCTACTAGCCGAACTTTGGGTAGAGTATCAATGCCTAGCTGATCTGCAACCCATTTGATGTGTTGTTGAACAAATGTGTTGGTTGGGCTATCGTTGGAATTCCCTTGTCCAACTTTGCCCGAAATATCCGATGCTCTCATTGGGCAGTAGCTCTTAGCTGCCAATTATGTTTTTCGTGTGCATCCATGCGTTCAGCCAGGAAGTTACTGAATCCGTGCTTGCCATTGGCTTCGCAAAGATCGTAGACTTTCTTTAGAATAAGAACCATGTTTTCAGAATCTGTCAACAATTCTTGAATCATTGCTTCGGGTGCTAGTACTTGTACTTCATCATCAATCTGCGACAGTACGCTGAAACGTGCATAGCTACCAGGAACAAATGCATGTAGCTTACGAATGTTTTCTGCAAAGTCATCGATGCTGGCATAAACTTCTGTGTAGATAGTATCAAACAATGCGTGATACTGTGGGAAGTTTGGGCCAGTTACGTTCCAGTGAAAATTGTGTGCCTTTAAATAAAAACTAAATTCGCTGGCAAATGCGATCTTAGCTGCTTTTTGTAGTTCTTCCATTATACTTCTCCTTGTGCACCGCCATGCCATGCATCGCCTGTGCCATGCCACGAATCTTCTTTCACTGTGTTTAATTGACCAGTCGGCCACCTAACTTGTACATTTCTATCTGGGTTCTTAGTAGCAAAGGCTTTTGCTCTAGCAAATGCCATATTGCTGGTAAACTCTTTCCAAGGGCGTCCGTCAATCATAACCATAAACATTCCCGTTGGTTCGTCTTCACCAGACAGATCACGACCATGCTTGTTAAAACCTATGCGGTTTGCGTGATAGTTAGTGGCTTCATCTGTGACTGAAGGAGCAACACCCATTTCATGTTGACTAATCATGTAATTCATAACTTCCACACTGGTTTGCTTGATCATGGCAATTTTTTCTTGTACCCATTCTGGTAAATTCTCGTTGCCACCAATGTCTTTGCTCAGGTGTGTTAACACACGAACAATAGTGTGTATGTTATTTTTAACCATACCTACTTCATCATCGTATTCACCATTGAAGTCTTCTGCCACACCTTGTTGACCTGACCTAGCAATAATTTGTCTAATATAAAAATTGTAATAACCACGACGGCTATTGTACTCTCTGTTTCCCAGCACAGTTTTTAATGCTTGTTCAGCATCAATTTGAAATTTTTTCATTATGGCTTCTGCATCAGTAACAAGTGAATCAACTGTCTCTGAGCCTTCTGCTACACCAGTTGATTTGTCTGTGTAGTTATACATAGTAGTTTGTCCCGCAGTTGGTACTGGGGGGACAGGTCTAGTAGATTGTCCAGCTGCTGGCGCCGTTGCTTTTAAAATGGCATCTAATACTTGTGGATGGTTGGATAACCATGCTTGAAAGTTCCAGCTGGTTAGGCCGGAAAAAATACCAGTACCTCTTTTGGTTGGCGTAGGGGGCATACCACCTAACTTTTTAGCTAGTTCTAGTTCTGCTTGACGATCCATGATTTTAAGTTGATACGCAGCCAAACTTTCCTTATCTTGTCGGTCGTAGAAATCAACCATACTGCTACCTTTATGTGCGGCAGCTGTAGCAGCAGGCCCGTGTGGACTTGATGTCATTGAAGTAGAAATATCCTTAGAATATGTTCCACTAGTGGCTTCATCTAGACTATGTTTTTTCATTAAACTATAAATTTGACTACCTGGCTTTGCTGTTTGACCAGATTTTAAAAACGCATTGATCATGCTCATTTCTTGTTGCTTGCGTTGTGCAGAATTATCAACACCGGGGTTCACACTGGTGCTACTATCGTTGCCGTTTGCAGTGGGTTCATAGTACCAACCCATGCCCGGGTCATCACTGCCTGTGCGCTTTGGGTTATCAAATTTGAAATAGGCAATTTGATCTTTACCCCAGTAACCTTTAAACTCACCGGAGGTATCATTCATGTCTTGTTTGTCAAAATGATCCGCTTCAAATTGTCCAAAGAAATCTACACTACGACTATAGTGTTCTGGCTTGGGATACTTATATGGATCTTCATTGGAATCATTATCGCCGCTGCCGCGAGCAAATTCATCTAAGCCTTCTGCCCCACCTTTATCGGCAAAGCCTGGATTATGAAAACTACCAACGATATACCATTGTAAATCATGGTCAACATCATTGTGTTCTACGCCCATTACGTTAACATTATAACCTTTGTCATCAAACCATGCATTTGCATAGCCCACTAAATTCTTCTTGGCTTTTTCGCCGTAGGCATCAATATTAAATCCATCGTTGCTGACATCAAAATCTTCAAACCAATCATCACCAATGATGTCTGCAAGCTCGTCATCTGTATACCAGCGTCCAGAATTACTTCCGCCTGAGCTACCGGGTGCAAATTCTCTTAACAAGCCTTCCGCCACACCTTGGCCGCTCATTCCTTTGAATTCACCAGTGGCCTTATTGAACAGGCTAATCCATTGGTTAGATAAGTCAATAAGTTCTTGATCTTTTTTAGGATCTTGTTGTCCCCGGTAGTCTGACCTCATTCTTATGCTATCAAGTAAATCAAGAAATTTTGAAGCATATTCCATTTCGCGGCGAATTTCCGCAACCTCAAGTTTTCTTCCCGCAAGTTTTGTAAACAAGTCGGTCCATCCTCTTTTATCGTAAAGACGATATTGATAAACCAATTCTTCAACTTTATCAGCCACGCCGAATTTATCATCGGCGCCTTCCGCCACACCTTGCTTCATATCGTAGTCTATCCACCATTGGTTTTCTTCTTCGTCATCTTTGG